GTTTTGCAACTGATTGTTCGCGAATATGTGCATGTATTTTCGATTTCCAATCGTCCTTATAGTCAGATCAGCAGCGATCCACAAGTTCTGGAGGTTTGCGTTGTTATTCTGAAGCTGCCCAATTCGTTGTCCCGAGCCTCCGAACATTTCGGTATATTGATATGTGTACGTCCAAAGTCGTGTGGCGAGTCCTCCTGTATTGCCCTGGTAGTTGATTCCAGTTCCCGGGTCAGAGGCCCCAACTCCCATCCAAATCCCGTCAGCTCCAGATCCCATGTAAATAAACGACCTAAGATTAAAATCCTTTGTAAAATCAAAATCGGTTACATTCCACTTGGCCGAACCAGTAACAGCGTTGACCGCCCGGGTCAGACGAACTCCAAATTGAGCATCGATATACGTTGCATCACCCACCATGTCGCCGGTATAAATTAAATTAGCTCCCGTCGCTGGATTTCCGTGGATAGACGAGGTCCAAAAAAACGGCATCTGAGATGCGAATATGCTCTTCCCCGGAGACAACACGACGTTTCCTGCTACGTTGATTTGTCCCGTGGCCAGATTTCCAATGTTTGCCAAAACACTCGTGATATTACCTATGAAGTTGTTGGCAGTCAAATTGCCCCCTACATTTGCCGTGATATTTACATTATTCGCAGTCACGTTATCCGCCACAATAGTATGTGCCGCGATGTCTCTTGATGTGATTACATTTCCGTTAAAAAAATTGGTATACAATGTTGCTCTCAACATAGTCTGCGGAAGATCCATAGTGTATTAAATACACATATAATTTTATTACATTCAAAAATCCATGTAAGATTTTGAAAGAAATGTATTTATAATACACAAATCAAGAAGAATAAGCAAGGCCTCCCATCCCCGATTGTATTCTCAGAACGTTAAAGTTCGGGGCATGTACGATAACCGTGTTCAATATATTAGACTCTACGGTGGTCATGCTCTCCGTGACGTTACCGGCGACTGATGTGTCCTGGACAACTGCCGCCTTGGTGCGGATCCGAAGCGTTGCCGTGTCCAGACGGGAGAAGTTACACGTTCCACACGGCTCTGACTTGTCACATGCCATGCCAAACGGATAAGCGTACACCCCGGAAGACGTGTATGCCCCTGAGAAACCAGTCCACGTGGCCTCGTTCGAAAAATAAGAACCGCGTCTAGTGGCAAATCGTTCTACGCCGTTGAGATACAATGTCGCAGAATCCAACACCGAAAGAACTTCAGAGTCTTGCTCGCCTGGTTCAGACGTGTAACGTCCGTGGTATGCCGTCCCTGGGGTGAAGCACCAGATCAAAGACGAGCATGGGTGATTGAAATTCAAATTAAGATTGTAATCACGACCGGTTTCGTCTATAGTTATATTGAATATGTTTGTCTGGACTTGTTGAATGATGTATTCGTGAGGATTCGACGCGAACCATATTCTCTCGGGAGAATCCAGAAACGTGTAATTTGCAAAGGCTCTAATTTTTGGGATATACTCTGGGTTTATTCCAGGGATATTGTTGAGATCACACAATTTTATCTTGAATTCCACCTCGTGATACTGAAGAGAAATAAGAGGAAGAGATTTTCCAACATTCAAAGCGTTGAACCAGATAGGGAGCGGGAGCTGAAACGTTCTTATATATCCTTCATTCTCGTTTCCCCAGTTTGCCATATTTGTGTAAGAAATCTCCTCTTCTAAGGTATATAGGAGTTCCCAGTACATCCTGAACCATTCGTGCCCGAACTCCGCTACCTTCTGCCCTCCGATATATATTTCGGTCGAGTCGATGAGTTGTTCGCACGAATAAAATGGATAAGGATCTTCGGGGGCAGAAGGTCCTCTTTGCATAGTAATTTCCAAGTTTATAGAAGAAACCAGGTCACCATTCCGTTTCAATACGAACGTGATTTCTTGATTCGATCCAATGGCGCCCCGTATGTCTTGTTCTATGGATTCGAGCGCGAAATTGCTGTATCTAGAAAATCTCTCCTTCCAAAATGTTCGCTGTGGTGAACCGGTCAGGTACACATCTTGTGCACCATAAGCCACGAGTTGGATAAGCCCACCTCCCATATTATCTATTCTATAACAATATTATTTTTTATTTATTTAATCAAGCATTTTGTCGTTATGAAGATATTTCGTATCGACAAACCGAGTTTTCTTGAACAATCAATTTAACAAACAATAAAACGTGATACCACAGTATGGATATCATCAATTATCCCAAATACCTGATGATCGACAACAAGGTGGTATCAAAGGATCGCAAATTCCCACTCGTCGTGGATGCATCTGGCAAATATGCACGAGTATTCATGGAGAACTGTAACGGTCACTCGCGGTTCGTCTCTCTTCGAGAACTGAAATCTAATCTCGCGCCACGTCTTGAAAAAATCAAGAGCCGAGGACGTATCGTTACTCATGTATCCGGTAAAGTGTATAAATCTCTAAAAGAAGCTCGTGAAGACACCGGTTTGACCGATGCCAAGCTGAAAGCTCATCCTGAGTACACCATCGCATGAAATAAACATTTGATATTGTTATAATGGGAGGAGCTTTAACACAACTGGCCGCACCTCGCAGATGACTTATCGAAAGGTTGGCAACAGTTGACGATATACAAAACATATTTTATACATCATGTGCGTTTAAAAACAAGCTATTTTATGTACGTATTATCATACAATGACTTTTCGTACACTCGAGTTGTTCGCCGGCATCGCGGGTATCACTCATGGACTTCGCGGAATCGCTACACCGGTGGCGTTCGTCGAGATCGACAAGGATGCTCAAGATTTTCTGACCAAAAAATTTCCCGATGGCAAACTATTCAAAGACGTGACTCGATTCATCAAGAACGATTTTGACGAAGAAATAGACATGATCACCGCGGGTTTCCCTTGTACTGGTTTCAGCAATGCAGGAAATCGCACGGGATTCGAACACAAGGAATCAGGTCTGTTCTCGGAAGTCGTGAGGATCACAGAGGAATACATGCCGAAGATCGTATTTCTGGAGAACTCTCACATGTTGAGCCACAAATATAACTTGGACGTGGTCATTCAAACCATGGATAGGATCGGCTATAACTGCAAATGGGCATGTTGCCGTGCATCTGCAGTCGGCGCTCATCACTGTCGTCATAGATGGTTCTGCCTATGCATTCGTAAAGATTACACGCCGGAAAACATCAATGTCGAGAGCGATGTAAAGAAATTCGACTGGGAGAGCAACCAACCTCCAATTCAGGTCGACAAACGTAGCAACGAAAACAGTAAATTGGTGAGGTTCGCCGGATATTCCGTGGTTCCGGATCAGATACGTTATGCTTTCACGGGTCTGTTCACCGGTCAATTCGGTTCGGCCTTCGAGTCTACGTTCGTCCCGGGAATCATCGGCGGAGTGGTCAGCACCAGAGAAGACAAGATTGACAATGGATGGTATGAAGACGGGGTGTATTACGAGTACACACGGAAGGATGTTCATAGACCGCCCATAAACATCACGGTGACTCCAAGAGAAATCCCGGAGAAACACAACGGTACAATCCTCGTCACAAAGCCAATGATCAAGAAATACTGGTGCACTCCTTGTGCGTCATATGGAAAGGGAACCGCGGGTTGTCGTGTATTGACCGATCGGGGAAGCCACTCGTTGCCCACACAAGTAAAGTTTTCGACTCATGGAGTGGACGGCAAACATCTCTCAGGCAAGTTCTGTTCGTGGTTGATGGGATACGACGCCGAGTATCTCGAACATCTTGTTGAATACTGATTTAAATGATGTATTGTCATTTGACCCAGGCACACATGCTGCTATATTCGCCTGTGCGATAAGTCTGGCTATCATATATTTCTTGTGGCAATCGGTGCGATTTTCATAGGAATACGATTTTGGATGTCAACCAGAACAAGATTGATCCCCATAGAGCATCAACGACAGCAGTCTTCAGATCATACTTGTCGAACAAAGCATAGTTAGTGCCATCGAATATGCTGTACGCTAAAAATCCGAGCAGAAAAGCATCCCATCCGGACGATTCCTTTGTAATGAATTGATTGAACAACAAAATCATTGCGGCGTATGCAATCACAGCACCCGCCGGTCTTATTTTCATGGCACTTCCTTGGATGTTTTGTACCATCGAAGAGAATGCATTACCAGCAATTAAGTATATCCAGATACCATCCAGAATAAGCATCACTGCGGCGATCTTCGCAAGCAACAAAAGGTCCATTTATCTATTGGTTATATTATTTTTGCCATTAACTTAAATAAATAACCACTAGTTATATACAATGCTGTTCATCGCTCACCGTGGAAATACAAACGGTCCAGACCAATTCGAAAATTCACCAGAACACGTAGATAAAGCTATTTCGATGGGATATGACGTGGAAATTGACGTATGGATCGATGGTCATAACATTTACCTGGGCCATGACAACCCGCAATACGAGATTGACAATTATTTCTTAGAGAAACGCAGAAATGTTATATGGTGCCATGCCAAAAATATTCACGCTCTGAAATGGCTTGTTGAAAACAATTTCAATACGTTTTTTCACAATACTGACGATTACACTTTGACATCTACAGGATATATATGGGCATATCCTGGGAAAGAACTCGTCCAAGGAAGTGTATGCGTAATGCCGGAGGTGATCGACGATCCCGACTATTTAGAGAAGAACATACATCTCATACACGGTGTTTGCAGCGATTACGTCCAGATACATAAAATAAAATTTGCTTGATTGTTAATCAAAACCGATGTACTTTGACTTGTCAATACGATGATCTCTTCGTATCGACAAAACATCTTTTAATACATGTATCATTTTTTGTGATGTTGTAAAAAATAATCGAGGTCTTCCGGCACACCCAACCCCCACATTTTCGAGCACATGTGCGTCTTCACAACGCCACCTTCCTCAACGAGTTCGTTATAAATCGGGGCATTGTAGAACTCTCCATTGGTGCGGATATTCTTTGAGATCATCGAATCAGCACATCTCACAAATTGAGATCCCTTGGCGAAGTAATACAGACCCGTGGTTGCAAGATTAGAGATCACCTTTTTCTCGGCAACTTCCGTAACACGGCCGTTGTCATCAACCTTTGCAAAAGACCATCTGCGATTGGTTGCTTCGAAGACCGATATGAGACCGTCCACGCCCTGGGTTTTAACCAGAAACTCGTATGGATCCCACTCAAGATACTGGTCGCTGTTCGCCAGCATAATCGGTTTGTCGTTGTCTATAATATCTCGTACTTTAAGCACCGTGCATGCAGCCCCCTCTGTGAGCTCGTCTATAGTGCGAATGGTATAATTACCACACGTGACTTCTTTAATGACATTTTCAACATCGTATTCTTCCACGTGTTTCTTCATGGCAATGAATATGTAATGAGCATTGATGTTCATGTTCTCCACAACAACCCGAATCATCGGCGTCCCATTAACATCAATAAGTGGTTTTGGAAGCTTGTATCCCACATTGGCAAATCTCGAACCAAGACCGGCCATCGGTATCACTATGTTTAGTTTCTTGGTGTCTCCTCCGTTGTTGATATATGTGACGTAATTGAGCACATGTTCCAGAATAACATCATCCGGGTTTCTGACCGGGAATACATGACAACCACTGGCATTTGCAGCTGTTTTCCCAACGAAAGAGTCCTCGATGATGACGCATTCCAGGGGAGTTACGCCTAGTCTTTTTACACTTTCGATATAAATCTCGGGGTCCGGTTTCGGGTGTGTCACGTCATCATTGGATAGATACAAATCCACGTACTCTGTGAGTTCCTTGCGAGCCAAAACATCCTTGACAGTTGCTGCGATCGAGTTAGATGCAACGGCTATTTTATAGCCAAGCTTTTTTAGTTCAGACATCAGGTGTATTTTCTGAGTATCTTTGCCCAGCGAAGAAATGCTTTCGAGGAAAAAATGTTGCTTCTGCTCCCACACCCGTTGGTGACATTCCGATGGCAAACCACGTTCTTCCGTTAATTTTTTAAGTTTCATCCTGGTGGGAATACCGTTGAATTTATGCTCATCCGCAGAAGAAATCGTATATTTCTCATCCACATTTGACAATGCCTTATTAAAGGACTTGAAATGAATGTTTACACCGTCGAAGAGAACCCCGTCGAGATCAAAAATAATCGCTTTCACAAACATTACTACACGCTTATATTCTATTCACACATTTTAAACGAGACTTTTTTCGTTCTCATAATCATATCTCTTCGGATTGAGAGTGTATTCGAGTCCAAATCGTTCGACCTTCAACCCTGCGATGTTAATATGGACCTCGAGAACTCTCTCCGGACGATCTCCCACAGTAAGGTCCCCTCTTATAATATATTCGCCAATATTATCAAATACCCGTGAATATTTGATCATTGCTGCCGGAGTGCCAAATGCCATCTGGTCATTAATGCCGGTATAATCGAAATCATCCGGGATAAAAACTACGTTGTCGCCATCTGGGTGATGCATCGCAACAGTTAGGTCTATATCTTGAGAACACACGATGTCTGATCTCGAATACAAAATAATATCATAGTCGTCCAGAGGTATCATCTCGACTGCTGATTGTAAATTGTAAAACATTGACGATATATTGGGATCTCCGCTGAAATATGTACACGGTGGCTTATTCCCAAACTCATAATTCTCTATTTTATATAAATCGATGAACTTCTGATAATAATCATCCAAATCTGTACTTATAGAACAGTAAAAATCTACGTCGTAGTTGTCAGAAAAATTCACGAACCAATCATAGGATTCGTCGTAGCAGGTTGCGCGCCCCGAAAAAACAACGGCAACCTGAGGTTTTCCTGTATTATTTTTGAGTCTAGGTGCGCCTGTTCTGATTTTAGGTACATAGGTTTTGATTTCAGGTAAATCCCCAATTCTGCTGAACAAAATGTGTTCCTCATTATGGTGGTTGTCATTGTACAGTGTTTTATCCACACGAAACCCACGCCGTTGTAGTAAACGAATCACGTCTCTTGATATATACTTCGAGTCCTTATATAGTTTTGTGTCGTGGTTGATCGGCATCAAAATCTGCCCTTGTTTAATCCTCATGAGGTGAACGCCCATGCCAAGCAAGACATCCATGTCCTTGCCCTGTGCGGAACACTTGAAGAATTCTATTTCTCGGATATTTTTTTCCACAATAAAATCATCAAGGCGGATAACATCTACCTCAACCTGATCAGTCACTTCAAATCCGGTTCTTCCCGGCCACGTTTTATCAAGGTTGTCATTGAAAGTGTTCAGGGATGAGCACCCCCAGTCACCAACACCGGAAATGAAAAATATAGACTTGCCGTTGTAGTCCGCGACCGCCTTATCAATGATATGATAGTTTTTAATGTCCTTTGTTTTTTCCGTTAGGATATCAACCAATTTGGGCGTGGGCTCGAATGCGTACACAATTGCGTCGTCTCCAACATGATGCAACATCGACTCGCCGGAGTTGGCGCCAATGTCGAAGTATACCTTCATTATACTTTCCTGAATACGCGTATTTAAATTAATATGAGCCACGATGTCATTTGACCCTGGTAACCAAACAAACATATAAGCAGACTCAAAATCATAATCATCACCAAATAAAACAACCGCATACATCCCGAGCAACAAATCTTCAACCATCATGAACTCCACCAACATCGCCAACAAGATCAACTACGACATCGCGGACTTCAACTTTGTCAGACGCGAGAAGGTCCATCTGGCACTTACCGATGCGTTCAAACATACACGCCGATGTCCAAGACCGCCATAATCGTGACGAGCGTTCTCACCGGACTGATTCTGGTGTCATTGTTCGGGGTGATTTTGTTCTACTATCTTCGCAGGCGGCGTATTCGCAACAACGTATCGACGATTCCAAATTACTCATATTATCCATACGCGGCTCCTACTCCCGTGTATCCGATGGCACGCCAGACTCCTGTAGAAACAGTGTGATAATGCGTAAAAATCATGTAAAAAAAATACGTATGATACGTATGATTAGCGCATGACTTCCACTCCAACGCCCCCCGTGGGATCTTCATTTAATTCGATTTTAGACGTGGTAGAGGCAGCATTGAAGATGAGCCATACGAAGGCACAGGCGATCCAACTCCTCATAAATTTTGCAGCGGGTAAGGACGGTGTATTGGGAACCGCCGATGATCGCATGTCTCCCGAAACGCTCGACTATTTCAAACACATGGTCCACGACGGGTCCGTGGATCGCCTCGTCGAACGCATGTTCAAGCATAATTGCCTCAAGAGCATCTTCGGCTGTTGCTGATGTCGTTTACATATATTTTAACGTCCTCTATTTCGAAGGACTTTTTGACACCCACTGAGAGTAATTTTTCCAATTTCCATACGGGAAGCAATCTTATCATTCCGAAACTTCGTTGCTTCAGCGGAATAATCAAATTTATCAACATTGCAATCATCGCAGCATGTTGCAGTATTTTCTATGGTATAACCTCCACTAGGAACTATTTGATCAACACCGTTCCATTTACCATCCGGCAGGTTCCTTTTGCAATATACACAGTCTCTGACGACCATTGAATCCCAAACGTCTTGTGTCAATGAGAAATCAGAACCTACCTTTTTCGCTTTGGCCTCAGCTTTATCGCGCCTTGGTTTATTTTTATTGTCCGACCATATATCCTCTTCATCATCGAAATATTTCCCACGTGCTCTGAAAAATGTCTTTCGAAGGAAAGAATCTACATCTCCGTTACCTTTCGAGTAATTGCATGGCTCACAACTTCCTACACAGTTATCTGGTATATGGTCTATATTGGAATTTACGCGATCTATCGTGGTCGCCAAATCACCGCAATACACACATCCTCTATTCATCATTTCCCAAATCATATCGTCTGTAAATTCTTCAGAATACGGCTTCTTATCTTTAGCACTGCTCCTGATTTTATTGCAATATTTATGCCACAGATTAACATCTTCAACCTCCCCTCTTTTCAACGATAATAATGCATGATTATCAATCTGTTTTCGTCTTTTTGCGGCATATATTTTTTTTGTTTCTGGATCTTTTTGATACCTTTCTAGAGCACGCGCTTTCTTCTTTTCTTTATTTTTTTGATAATATTCTGCATCTGTTTCTGCTTTACGCTGTTCTCTAGACATGTATATCACCTTCAAACAAGTATTTTGTTATATATATAAGAGTGACGATATGATTGTCGTTTGACCCTGGGCATATGTCATTTGACCCGGGGAAGAAAATGAACATAAAAGAAGAGCAAAAGACGCTTTCATCACCAAAAAATTAACCACCCAAAGCAATCAGCGACAATCAACAATGGCCTCCACCAACGTCGCAAATATGATCAACTATGACATCGCGGATTTTAATTTTACCAGACGCGAGAAGGTCCACCCCGGATACTTCTCTGGCTACAAACGTTTTTTCCGCGGAACCAAGTGGCACGTGTTCCTGGCCCCGGCAAACGATCTTGGCTACTCCCTCGTGGATGCCAAGTCTCGCGATGTCAACGCAGGACTTTGGGACGTCCCTGGTGTGTATGAGTTCGCAGTGGCCAAGTCCCCCAGCGCCACTCGGTACAAGACATACATCGGAACCACCAAGAGCGTTCGAGATCGCCATGGGAGCTACCTGCGGGACGGTGATCACATCAAGAACTTCCTTGATGCGGCGGTCAAGAGCGGTCTCTTTGTTATGAGACGGATCCGCTATATTATTCCCAAGCCTCAGCTTCCTCCTCACCAGATCGAGCTGGCCGCCGTAATTTCTGAACAAACAGAGACAAGATTCCTTGGCAAGTACAATTACGCGTTTAACCAACGTCAAAATGGTGGTGTGGCAATGACGAGAATCCCTATCAAGAAGAGCTTCCTCTGTATGTTCTCTAAGGTCAAGTGGTTGAGAAACAATGAGGCCAAAAAGTTCGCCGCGCGTTAAAATTTAGATGTTTTTTTATTCTTATAGTATATAAAGCATATCAACCGAAAATAATAACTTAACAAAACCAAAAACAAGAACAACACCCCAGCGCGTATAAGATAACAGATAGTCGCGGGTTCTTATAAAGCCCGAGCCCGGGGGCAGCACCCGGTATGCGCAAAGCCGGCGGGCTCAAACGCACTTTCAACGTGACCGAGTGGTAAAGGTGACCGACTTAAGATCGGTTGGACGTTCGTCCGCGCGGGTTCGAACCCCGTCGTTGAAACAAGTCAAGTGGACTCTAAGCACAAAGGCTTTATAGCACAGTTGGGAGTGCGCACGACTGAAGATCGTGAGGTCCCCCGTTCGACCCGGGGTGGAGCCAAGCCGTGTGGGCTCTAA